GTCTTCCAGCATGATTCCGATTGTCCCGATGACGTTACGATCATGGCCTTCTGAGTTATAGATTGCATCTTCAAGCCAGACGTTCAACTCATCTACGGACACAGGATAAATGTTTATGACTTTACTCATGCGATCCTCTTCTCGTGATACTCAATCAGCTTTAGAAACTCTGACAGTATCTCTTCGTAGTCGGCCTTGTATCTCTTAACTGGTGTCGCTTTTTTAGCGATCATCTCTTGCACGAAGTCTCTGCCATACATATCTTCCATAAAGAGCGTGTACGACTGAGCAGCAGACCCGTGCTTCATTCCCCACATATTGCAGGCGGCACACTGGGGATGTACGTTCTCAATCTCCAATGCCCAGTAGGATGAGTTACCCTTTGGTATGAAATGACCGCCTTGCATATCCTTATAGTGCTTGGTCACACCACAAGATACGCATGAGCAGTAGCCATTGTCGTCCGATGCGGCAAGTCTGGCTAATTTTTGTACAGCTTTGTAGCAATCCTGCTTTAACTGTGCGGAGGTCTTCGTCTTGGGTGTAGACTTTCTCTTGGCTCGTCTGGGTGCTGCTCGCTTTATCGCCAAAACCTACCATCCTTGAGGGATAGTAATGTTTTCTCCGCTCTTTGCTGTGTCTTGTCGTCCATGCTGTCGTACCTCATTTTGAGTAGCGCAACACTGAACTCTTTCTTGGTGACGGGATAGGCTTGTAATGCTATCTCAACATCGACTGGTAATACATACTCATCCTTTGCTTCCATACAACCCTAGCCTCTTAGTATAGTGAGAGGTGTACTTTCGATGCAGCTCTATTTGCAAGGCCACTAAAGCATTGTAGGTTTCCTTGACCTGCTTGTCATCAAGTTTATCCAAACCGATCTGCAATTCATCAATGGCTTGGTGTACCACTTCCATCATATCATTACTCATGTTCACTCCTTATAAAAGATATGCCTACCTATCTGCCTTCGAGTCTGTAATCCGTCAACCCAATAAGGATTAACATCATCCCTGTGGTAATAGGTAGAGCCTTCAGTTACATCGTACAATCTCTCAGCGTGTATCGCGATAGACAGGGCTTGCGTGTAAGCATCCTCATCCGTAATCGTTTCTGGCTTGCCATCGCACCAATACGAGAAGTGGCATTGGTTTCTAAGAGGGCTACCCATCCAATACCTGCCTTGCTTTACCACTTCGCAAGGAGTGTCAGGAAAGTAAGGACTATGCACTCTGTTCATAATAGTATTCGCTACTGCAACCTGTCCCTCTAGTGGTTCTGATCTAGCTTCAAAGTAAATCGCCATTGCTATACATACAATCTCAAACATCAGGTTTTCGTCCTCTCTTTCTGCGCTTGAACCCAACCTCGATGTGTTGGCGTTTAGGTCTTGGTGCGCCCCCGTGACGTTTGCGTACCATGTACTTATCCCCGAAAGGAAAGACATAATACACAACTCGTTCATCGTGAGCACACCACTCTGCTTCCTCTAATGCTTGCGCAAAGTCATCAAAGATAATCATTTGCGACAGGGGAAGGGAACGTAGATGTTAAACTTCTCCGATAACAAGTGGCTAAGGTGCTTGTGTATCTCGTCATAGTCGTAGGCAGTAACATTTGAACTAGACTTCTCACCAGTAACAGCAACTTGTATCGGTTTCCACAGGTACTCCTTGACCAGATCAGTTGTCCAAGGAATCTCTGCATCATGCTTGAGAGTCTTCTTCATATCCAAAGAGGACTCGTTTAGTTTCTCTGCCAACAGTCGGCAGTAAACATGGAGCGCATTATTCTGCGCAGTGGTGCGGGTCTTCCCCGCTTTCCACTTGATCGTTAGATACTTTTTTTCTTTATACAGGGTAGTCATGTGCTCCACGAACATCTTCAAAGCGTGATCGCTATTCACTACCCAGAACTCTCCTTGCGGCATGTTACTCATCCTTATCCGGCCTCCACTTCATACCGATAATGTTCATAGATTCTTTCTTTGCCTTGTCGGAATAAGTGCAGGGGGGAAGCTGCTTGATCTTCCCGCCTGCGCCCAGATATTTTTCAATATCCTTTTCCAACCGCTCCGAAATCTCTTTGTTGTGGAGCGTTGGTATTGTCATATCTCTTCTCCTAATTTATAGACATCATCCATAGTCATCTCAAGTGAGTCGCAAATCTGCTTGTACCTGTGCAGAGTAATGCTTGCTCGCTCAAGTGTATGAGCGTAGTTAGCAGGTGTGCAATCAATCTCTGCTGCTACGGTCTTGAATAGCACACCCTTTTGCTGATGCGCTTTCCTTATTGCTGAACCTATGTGAATCATATCCACTCCTATGCTACACGCCACACACGAATACTCTTGTCCTTCTTAAAGTCTGGAGTCTGTCTAGTCGCGAGAGTCATCTTTAATTTCTTGCCAACACCAAGGCTAATGCAGCGTTGGCTCTCTCCTGTAACAAGGAACGAGCTGCCAACCTTCATCTTCTTTAAAGTGTTTTCAACGATGGAAGAAAAACCTACTGGGTTTGCAGGCTGTATTGGGGGAATAGGAATATCATCGTTGACTTGTAAGACAGAACCAGCAGGATATTCTGTAGCGTCAGATTTAACGGTAATCACTTTATCTTCTGGCACAGCAACATTTTCCTCTACAGTTAATTCTGTTTGAGGCTTCTCATCTTCCAGCGGAAGGTTGCGCCAAACTAACTTCTCAACTGCTTCACTAAGATTCGCCAACCCGCAGATATCCTTGTATTCTTTAAGCGATTGAAAGGTTACTTGATCTAATCTAAGTTGAACATTCTTTACTGGTCTTTTCATATCATCCTCCAAGTAGGGGGCTTGCGCCCCCGTTAAATTAAAATGGCACATCTTCCATTGAGATTTCTGTAACTGGAGCAGCAGGTCGCGTCTCCCCCTTTGGCTTGACGGATAGGCTGAAGAACTTCTTGCCAGCCTTAGACTCCTTCAACCATGCGTTGAGGTAGAAGTCTTCTCCGTTTACATTCAGCGTCCCGTTATAATCTGAATGCGTTTCTTTTTCTTTGCGCTCGTTCTTGAACAATGCGCCACGGTTAGTATCATCATAATCAGACATACAATCTCCTAGTTAAAAAACTGATTTACATTTTCTTCAATTAAATTAACAGCCTTGGTAACACACTCCTCCAGTGCTGCGATGTATTCCTCATCGCGCTCAACTCTCACGATCAGGGGCTTCATGTTGGGATGATAGGACACGAAGTCCCACCACTCCCGCTGAGTTATCCATAGACAACCCATCACTTGCTGCTTATACCGCGAAGGAAGTACCCCTCCTCTTAGGTATTCAACGTGCGTGGCAGGGGCAGGGGCTTTGATCTCTAGTCCCCCGTCCTCACCTATCAATCCGTCTGGCGAACACCCTGCTTTCAGTGTGTCGTGCAGACAGAATCCAACCTCTTGAACTTCAACATCTTTCATGAGGCAGTACATATCACGAGCCTCTGGTTCTAACTCAGTTCCGCGAATCATGTGATGAGATTGATATATCTCTTCGCGCTCTCCGGTTAGCCGCTCTGCCACTAGCTGATTGATGTAGCTATCAGCTTGCGTAGACCAGACTCCTTTGGTCGTAACAATCTTAGAGAACATGGATGCACTCGGTATACCAAGGCGAGCCTCGAACCACTCGGGGCTACCCTGTTCGTGGTTACAGATTTTCATCCTGCCACTCCTCAATCTCCTGTTCTATCCAAGCCACAATCCTTCGTGCTTTGGTTGTATCGTCTCTGCCATAGTTGAGGATATTCAATGCTGTCTGAATCCTCTCATTCCACAACTGCAACTCTGCTGCTTCTGCTTCTTCTTCCTCGCGATCCATTGAATCAAGATAGCGATTTAAGTCTATGATTACTGGGTCTGTCATACGTCCTCCATGAATTAGCAAGTAAATCTTGCAGTGATTTACACTTATCACACATCATTAAGTGTAGTTTGATCTGCGTTTTACACATACCGCAGCGTACTCCGTTGCGAATTGGTGTTTGTTTTTTCTTCTCCTCTGTCACAACTTGCTCTCCAGTATTTCCTTGGCACGAGCGAACTGCTGCGCTGCCAACTCCTCTACTGACTGGCACTTGAATGCTTTACAGAATCCAGCCTTGTCGCTGTTAGTTCTCTCGATTAATTGGTGAATGGTCTTGGCCTGTCCAGCATTAATAAACTTAGGAGCAGACTGGGTTGCCGCATTACCGTCATCATCCTCGGCAGGTATACCAGCTATAGCCTGTAAACTATAGCGCCTTGCATAACTCAGACATGAGCCTACTGACTGGGCATCCATCTTACCTAGTGGTATAAAGTATTCCTGCTCTAGCCATTCGCCAGATGAGTGCATGAGTCTGGTAGTAACACCTACTGCGTTGTCTGCGCTGACTGGGAACTGCACATAGCTCAATCCATTAGCCGCGAAGTGTGGCTTGATAGCCTGTATTACAGAGCCAAGGTCTGCGTACTTCGACTTAAAAAATGGGTTTGAATTCCCCTTAATCGCTGCGCCCATCGTCCCTTGTGCTTGCGACATAGCTTCAGCTAGGTTCTTGATTGATTCAGATTGCTTCATGATTATCCTCCGGTAGTTTTGAATCTGCGATTGCCCCTATTGCATACTGCTTGCCGTACTCCTGCAAACCTTTGCGAGCAATATCAATCTCAATGTCGCCAAGGTATTTAACATATTCAATCGGGGATAAATTTAGTGAGCGCATACACTCACGCTGTACATCTGAATGATGCACCCAATAGATAAGACTATTGATTTCGTACTGCGGGACTGCGCTCCAATCAATATAATCTTCGCGCAGGTAGTTCAGGTAGGTGTGCTCGCGAGCGAGCCAGTTGCGTATGTTCATTACTCATCCTCCTCAAGATGTAATGTAATACTACTTCGGGTTAATTGTCGTTGTCAACACTTGTATCAAAAGAAAATTTATGTGGCCTCCCTTCTCTCTCGGTGAGCTGCAAACTGTTGGGGTGAAAGTAAAAGTTTAATGCTCCTTCCCAACTACCATGCCGCTGCTTGGCTATGATGATTGAGTGGTCGTAAGTTTTCCCTAGATATTCCTGCTGCTTTTCGTCCAGTTCTCTGAGCTTTGCTATCTCCTTGAGCGCCTCGCGCTTCCTGTTTGGTTGAATGATTATCACGTTATCTGCCATGTCGGATAGTGAACCCGCTCCTCTAATACTGTATCGCGAGGGAGCAATAGATTCGTCATCGTTCGGCGGCTTCTTAACGTGGGTTACTATGTGAAGGTGTGCGTTGTTACGCTTGACGATGTACTGCATCTTGTTAATGAACTCATTCTGCTGATTGTAGTCGTCATACTTCAGTGCAACCTTGCTGAGTGAGTCCAGAACAATATGGCTACAGCCTAGCTCCTTGGCTGCGTAGTGTATAAACCCAATGATTCTC